TATCACCGATGTTTTGATAGGATTCTTTTAAGTGTTTTTGTATTCTATTTAGTATTACTAGTTCTTCATTTAACATTTGCTTTCTTTCCTTTATTTTGACCTTTTTTGATTATGTAGTCCTGCGTACCATTAGCACCCGTTTCTACTTCTTTTTTTAAAAACTTGAAAAGGTTCATTTCTTTAAATTTCTTTTCAGTATGTTTTAAAAATGTTTCTAACACTTTATTATCTCTCATTTTCTTTTTCTTTTTTTATTTAATAACTTAACTCTTGCTTGCCATAACCAAGAAGTAAACTTAACAGAGTAAGTTTCTAACCAAGAAAACATATTATCTATTGAACAAAAAAATTTATAAAAAAATCTATCTATCATTAGCAATTCCACTTTCTTAGTGATTTATTAATTCTTGAATCCGGATCCCTTGCAGTCTTAGCAGAAGTTAATTTCTTTTTCATTCCAGACATACGAGCGCAGAAGCTCTTTCTACGTTTTGCAGCTTTCGATCCTGATTTTAATTTTGATGGTTTAGTAGTTACTGCTGTTTTAAGTTTTGATCCAGGGTTAGCTGCTCTATAAGATGCAACGCCTTTTTTATTCAGGCCTCCGGATTTGGATTTACCTTCTTTTCTAGTCCAAGCTGCAGTAGCCATTACGCTGTTCTAGTTTTTTTCTTCTTAGGTTTTTTTGCTGTCTTAGCACTGTTTATAAATGCTTGTTTTGTTGGTGCACCTTTAGTTCCAACTTTTCTCATTTTTTCACCTGAGCCTGCAGCGATTCTAGCTTTTTTTGCTGCGATGTTTGCGTATAGTCCTTTTACTTTAGCCATTATTTTTTACCCTTCATTGCCATCATCATTATAGATGGTTTCTTTTCTTTTTTCTTCTTACCTTTAATAAGTTTTTGAAGTGCAGGAGGTAAAGTTTGTTGTGCCTTAGTTAAAGTTGGTCCACCTTTGTTATAAAAATTTCTCATTATGAATTATCCCCATAAGCGTTACCTTTACCTTTTGTAGCACATCCACCACCTCTAAGGTTTACTCTTCCGCCTGATTTAAGTTTTTTAACATCAAAAGAATTAGGTTTTTTTGTTTTCAAAGACCTGTCAATTTTATTTTCTAACATCACTGCTTCGTTTGAAGCTTTTAAAGCTGCTTTTTCCGCAGCTATTTCTGCTTTAGTTTTTGTTGGCATTATTTTTTTACTCCGTTTTTAAATATTTGTGTTCCCTTTATACCATATATGCTCGCTACTACAAGTATCCAGAGATTAGTAAACCATTTCGGAAGCTCTGAGAACATCTCGAAAAACAATTTTACCTTGTCCATAGCGGTTGGATCGTCACTTACGACTGCCCAGGCCAGGATTGCTATAGGCAAACTTAGAATTATTAAAACTGCCTCGTCCTTCCAATCTGATTGTCTGGATTCTAAAAGTTTTCCTTGGTAAGCTTCTTCTCCAGAAGCCATACGAGACGCATGCATAAGTTGTGCGTCTGACATTGCAATTTTAGTCTTCTGCTTGTTGGCATAAATTTTACTACCTGCAGAGACGGCTAATCTAATTGCCGATAACCACATGTTAGATCCAAGTAGCTTTTCTAGATTTAGACTTTAGCATTCTTTTAGTGCCTCTTACTTCAACTTGTTCGCCTTTTGCGATGTAATTGTAAGCACCATCAGCTGTAGTCTTAGATCTAGGATCAATTTCAAGATTCATTTCATTTTCTGAAGGAATTTCTTTAATTTTATCTAGTTTTTCCATAATTTTCTCCTTAGTTAGTTTATCTTAACCTTTTTTAAAAGATTTGTCATTAATTAATCATTACCACTTCGCATTATAGACACTTTAGGCATTTCACTGCCTTTATTTTTCATCATAGAGTCAACACTAGGTATAGTTTTGCTTAAAATAGTTTTTTCAATTGATGTATCAGCTCTTAAATTTGCTAATTCTTCAGTTTGTTCAAGTTTATCTTCTTGATTTGACTGATTCATCATTGCTTTCATCTTATCTAGATCCATTCTAGCTTCATCATTCTTCTTTTTCTCTGCATTTTCAGCTGCTCTAATGTCTAATTCTCTTGCTCTTAGTTTAGCAATTGGATCATTATCAAATTCACCTGTAATTTTCTTTTCTTCTTGCATAAATTCTTCCATCATCTCCGCAATAAGTTGTGCTTTTCTAGCTTCAATTTTTTGCATTATCTGTTGCATTTGCATTTGCATTTGTTGAATCATTTGTGGATTTTGTTGAGCCATTTGAGGGTTCTGCTGTGTTTGCATTTGCATTTGTTGAATCTGTTGCATTTCATCTCTAAATTCTATCTCAACTTGTTCTTGTGACATCAAACTAATATGTTCAAAAATATTTTTCTCTAAACTTGCCATAACCATTGGAGTATTTCTTGCAATGTTTGTTGCCATAAAATTTAAATGTGCAGTAATATGTGATCTATGATCTTGATTAGGAAAAGCTTGAAACTGTGCTCCACCTAAAGCATCAATATGTTCTAATGCAGGATCTTTTGGCATAGGTTCTTGAGGTTTAACTAAAACAGCATCAATATTTTTTACACCTAATGCTTCATACATATTTCTATATGCAGAATACATGTTGTGCATTTGTGGATTAGATTGTGCCAGCTGCAATTCCGTTTGCGCTAGTGAAATACGCTGTGTCTGAGAAAAAATGTTAGGGTCAGCAACTGGCAATATATCTACTCTGTCGTCAAAGTCAGATTGCATAATCATTCTTTGGCCCCCAACTACATCATACGGATATTCTTGTGGTAGATATAACTTGAATACTCTAGCCATAAGTCTGAATTCATTTTTCAAAGCTGAGTAAATTCTTTTATGTATTGCCGACATAGTTCTACTGCCTCTCTCTAAAAGAGCAACTGTTGTTCCTACTGCCGCTTGTTGATTTCCATCTCCAACTTGTAAATCAGCAATTGATGCAAATCTCTGACCTGCAGTAACTACGACTCCCATAAGTTGTAATAAAGTTTGACTCGGTTCTTTAAACGGTAACATCATAAATGAGTCTCTTAGGTTACCACCTGGTGCATCTACATCTCTAAACTCACCTGGTTGAATTGATTGTGCATCATCTCTAATTCTAATACCACGCATTTTAAATCCTGCAGGTAAATTTGATAATGTTCCAGCGTCCAATAATTGTCTTAATGCAGAAGTTGCAGTACGAGATAATCCACCGATCATATGAATTAAACCGAAACCATAAAAACCTAAACCTGGTAAAAATTTAAAATGTACAAAATACTGTACTTTATTTTTCTTAGGATCTCCTATTTCGTAGTTTCTTTTAATAGAAAGAATCTCACGTGAGTTCTCTTCTAGGGTTACTAGATAAGGTACTTTAATACCTGTGGGCTCATCAGTCTCAGGATCGATATCTTCAAAACCTTCAAGATCTAAATCAATGTGACATTCTAATAATGTATACACGTCATCATTACCTGATTTAGAAGTTCCTTCTAATTCTCTTTCTTTTTTATCAATTTCTGATTCTTCGCCTGAAGGTTTTCCAATATCTACATCTTTATAAAAACCTGCAACCTGTTGTTTTCTTAAATCGTTTTCTGAAACTTTAATACGGTGAATAATTGCTTCTGCATCATCTAATGAAGTTGCAGTATAAGGTACAATTAAATCATCTGCGGGTACAAATTTTGATACAGCTCTTTGTTCCATATCATCATAATAAACTTTTTTAAATGTAGATCCTGAAAGTGGTAAATGAAATAACATAGAATCAAATTCTGGTTCATACTCTTTCATTTGATCCATGATTTGATAATTCATAAAATCTTTAACACGTGCTGCTTGTTGTGTTTTTTCTGGAGTAGATACACCCATTACTTGAGTTCTAACCGGTCCATCAGCAGGTAATAATTCTTTGTAAGCTAATGATTGAAATTGTGTGACTGCCTCTGCAAGAACTGGGTGAGTTGCACCACTTGCACCTTGAAAAGGTTCTGTTCTATTGTCGTATTTAAAACCTAATAAATCTAAACCTTGCGTATAAGTTTTTTCCCAATCTTTTCTAGATGAAACATACTCTTGATACTTAGAAGATAAATCAGATGCTAGTCTTCCTAAGATATCATCCGGTAAAAATTCTGCTAAGTTTGAATAATGTTCGTCACCTCCTTCAGGAGATGCTTCTTGTGGATCTAAATCAATATCAACAGAACCATCTTCGTTCTCTTGTATCTCTACTGGATCAGGTGACTCTTCATCTAGTGAAACTTGTTCAGCTATATTTTCTTGAAGTTCTTCTTCACCCGGTAGTTCAATTTCTTTTCTGACTTCGTTTGGAAGTGCTTTGTCTATATCGGCCATTTATTTTTTCTCCAGATTGTTTTGTTGTTTTAACAGTATTATAAGAAATATTCAACCCCTGAGGCGTGGGTCCGGCTTCCGGGGGTAATAAGTGTTTCTTTGGGTATTTATTCATTATTTTTTTCTAATTTTTTCTGGTACAGGAACACCTGCTTCTTCAAATATATCATCGGAAAGACCAGACATCTCATCAAGAACGCTACCCGTCTCCGGTCCGTCATTTCTAAGATAAGTAGTTCCCTCTTGATAATCAGGTTTGCTTTTAATAATTTTAGTTTGACCATTAGCTGTTTCTTGAAATATTTGTTCACCTGGTCTATAAGACATATAACTTTCTTCCGTTACAGGAGAACCATAATAATCCATATCCTCAGCAACTTTAACTCTTTGAATTTCAATTTGACCTGTTGCCATATCTTCTGTTAATTCAAGATCTTTATATTTTTTAACAGATTGTCTTTCTGCTAATGCTCCAAATTGAGTTATATCATCTCCAAAAGTTTTAATTTTAGCAACTAGATTCCAGAAATGTGTAGGAGCAGCCTCTACTGTTTTTTGAATAACAGGTGCTGTTTTTTCTGCAACTTGTGCTACGTCAAATAATCTTCCGACAATAGGTAATGACGCGAGGCCACCCATAATCTTCATAAATTTTCTTTTCTTAGGATCTTCTGGTCCATCTGCAAAGTTTACTCTACCACCTTGATTATATCCTTTATAATCTTTAGCAGCGTATTCTTCCAGCAATCTTCTTTGTTTCTCACCTTCAGGTAAAGCAGTCATGCCTTCTGCTTGTCTCATCATCTCTTTTGCTCTGTTTTTTAAAGTACCCCCTGTAGTGATTGTAGCTCCAATGGGAGTAGAAATTCTTGCAGCTCTTGCCATTAAAGGTCCTAATTTTTTAACTGTTTCTGGAAGAAGTAATTCTAATCCAACAAGAGGATCAGATGCAGCATCAACAAAACTTTGCCCTTCACCCATTCCTTTTTTAATTTCCATTCCAGCAAAAGTTCCAGCAGCCGGTAAGGAACCTACAGTTTTTAAACCGGCTTTACCAACACTCTTTAATGCTTTTAAAATTTGTGGTCCATATTTAATTGCACCCACTGTTCCTGCTGCAATAGCTTCTTCTGGAATACCTTTTTGTGTTTCTGGATTTAATTGTCCAGGTGAGCCTTGTGGTTTTATTCCTAGAAAAGGAGGTTGATCATCTGCTATAACAGGTGTATCAAAACCTAATGCTTTATATCCAATATATCCCATAGCACCAGGTACAATTAATTGAGGAGCTATTGAAAAAACCTTTCTAGCTACTTTTGATTCTGGATTTGCAATTGCTTTTTTTACTGATCCCAATAATTCTGGTGCAGTTTTTTTAGTATAATTTAAAATAGATTTTTGTGAGTTTTTATTAGATAATATGTTTTTGAAATCATTTGGAACAAACCCTCTTTTTATTTCTAAATCAATTGCTTTAGGAAGTTGTTTGTTTAAAAATTTACGTTGTTCATCTTCAGGTAAATTTTCTAATTCTTTCATAGTCATACTTTTTCCTAAAACATTACTAAAAGAATATTTTTTTTTCATACCTACAAAAGAAGGCTCTAAAGTTTTGGAATCAATACTTATTCCAACTAATCTACCACTAGTGCTTTTTACAATATCAGTAACTTGTTTATTAATATCTTCTAATTGTTTAATAGCTTCAGTTGAATTAGGATTTTTTTTAAGTTCTTCAAAAACTTTAAATTGTTTAGTATATAATTTATTTAATTTTATTTCACTTGGTTTAACTATTATTTGGTTTATAAGTCTTGAATCTATTCCCATAGTATCGGTATTAAATTCTAAACCTAATCTTTCCATTTGTTTTTTAGAAACTCTATGTGCAATATCTATTTTCTTTGATAAATTTCTTTCTTTTAAAAGAGGAGTTTTTGCCGATCTAATTCTAGATTCTTCTAAAACTGAAGAAGTTTTTGCTAGTGAATTTTTAGTTTTTTTTATAATTTCAGCTTGACTTGTTTTTGTAGGCACCTCATATTTTAAACCTAATTTATTTATTAAAAATCTTGCTGCTCTTCCTGCTTGTTTCTCACTAATAGGAAATAATTCAGAAAGTTCTTTATTTGTAAAATCAACAACTGCTTTTTGTGGCTGTAGAACTCTAGCTTTAATAGCTTTAATAAAATCTTTTTCTACTTTTTTATCAGGAAAAACAATGTCCGTGACTTCTTCTGATCCCCTTTTCATTTTAAGAGAAATATCTTTACCTTTTTCAAATTTTACAGATTTGGTGTTCATAGTTATTTCACCATTATTTATTCTTAGTCTTGTACTGTTAGGAACATCGGTAGTGCCATAAACATGTTCAGCAATTTTTTTACCTTTTTCTGATAAAGGTTCAAATAAAACATTATCCGGACCTGATGGGGTTGAACCTCCAAATCCTACTCCAACATTTTGACCTCTTTTTAGCATATTTCTTTCATTGCTAGTTAACTCTTCCCATTTTTTATCGGAATTATTTTTTAACCAGTTATTAATAAATTTTTTTTGGTCTTCAGGTAATGTGGATACCGGAATTATTTTTGCAAACCCTTCACGAGTTCCAAGATCAGTTCCTTCAAACTGACCACCGCCTATTGCAAAGTTTTCTCTATTTTCTATTGGTGCCGGTGCTTCTGGTCTTGTTAACCAGGACATCATTTGTTCGTAT